TCATGGAGGACTGCACAATAGCGTGTCAGTTGCTTACATGGGGAAAGTGAGGATGAAAATGGAGAAATTAAAACCTTGTCCGTTTTGTGGAGAAGAGGCGCAAATTTTTACCGATGATGAAATGGGATATTTAGGTAATGCTCAGTATCTTGTAAGATGCGGTAACTGTCTTTGCGGTACAGGACATTATAACAATCCCAAATATGCAATAGAAGCATGGAATAAAAGAGTGAAAGATAAGGAGGATGTGAAATGACAGAACAGGAAAAGAAGGAGCTTCTGGACGAACTGGAAAAGCGCATTGACGAAAAATACAAAGGTTGTCTTACCAGAGAAGATGTTGCAACCACATTAAAAGCGCCGAGAGAAAAGTGGTTCAGAGACGACAACGGAAACGGAAGAGATTCTTTAATGACGGATGCTTTTGATTCTACCATTATCGCATGGCAGGTTTAGGAAACAATCAGAAAATTAACTTGTGTTGTGTGCGGTAAGCAGTATGTCAGACAGCTTGCAAACGTAGAAAATGCAGATGATGTAGCAGAGAAACTTTGCCAGTTTATTTATGATTTGAAGATGGATTTTAAGAAGCAGGAGGACGCAAAATGAAATTATATTTCTACATTTTGGACAGCAACAGAGAATACAATCCAGAAACCCAAACATTAGGAGACTATATTTTCAAGATCAGAGTTGAGGAGTGCGAGGTGATTGAGAAGCCAAAAACCTACAAAGCAGTAACTCGATTTCCAGACGGAATCTACATTGGGTATGTGAAAAAGGAAGATATCGGAACAATTTCTGGTCATTCAACGCCGTACATTGTGTTGGCAGTACCGAATTATCAGTTTGTAAAAGATAGATTCTTAGAAAAATATAACGTTGAAATCAGCAGGCTCAAAAAAGCAATCGCTATGTACGAGGATAAGATAGCTGCGATTGAGGATTATAAGGAGGACGCAAAATGTTAATCAGAAGTCAGAATAAGGAAGTTTTAGCTACACTTGAACTTTTATTCGATGTCGAAGTCTCGGGTGGAGTAATAAGTGCAAGAAGAGATATGAGTTGGTGCTGCTTGCTCGGAGAATATTCCACCAAAGCAAAAGCCATGAAAGTACTGGATATGATTCAGGAAGCTTATGTAAATGGACATTCGGATTATCAGATGCCAGAAGATAGCGAGGTGGGAGCATGAGCCATATTAAAGACAGATTAATTCAACTGAAGAATGAGGTGGAAAACACAGGGAACGGAGCTTATTTCTCGAAAAATAATATCTCAAAAATTGTAGAATTACTTCTTGCTGATCTGGAACAGGATGAGAAAGAAAATGGTTGGATTCCGGTGAGTGAGAGATTGCCAGAGATCAAAATGGCTTATATAAAATGTTTTTTGGTTACAAATGGAAGATTTTGCTGGATGGCATATTGGACATTTGAAAAAGAATGGATTTTTGCAGATTGTACAAATTGCAAAGATAAAATTGATTGGACAGATATTGTGGCATGGATGCCGCTTCCGAATCCAATGAAAGAAGATGACGTTTAAATGGGGAAAGTAAAGAATTTAAAGGGTGAAAGATTTGGTAAATTAACAGCAATCGAGTTTGTTGGAATAGGAAACAGGCATTATGCCATGTGGAGATGTACTTGCGATTGTGGGAATGAATGCATAACGAGTGCGGACGTTTTAACAAGGAAAACAAATCACTCATGCGGATGTCTAGCCAAGGAGCATCTGAAAGAAATGAGCAAAAATAATATTACGCACGGAATGACTGGAAGTAGATTGTTAGGATGTTACAAAGCGATGATGAGTAGGTGCTATAGAGAAAAAGACATTCACTATAATGCTTATGGCAAACGTGGGATTGTTGTGTGCGATGAATGGAGAAATGATAAAAATACATTTATACAATGGGCTTTAACTAATGGATATTCCGATAACCTTACGATTGACCGTATAGATGTTAACGGTATCTATGAGCCACCTAATTGCAGGTGGATTCCAATGAGTGAGCAATATAAGAACAAACAATCGAATTGCAAGAAAATATTTCCAAAGCCATATAAGGAGGATTAAATGGGATATTGTAAATTAGACTGCCCAGACGATGAAACAGAGTGCTGCATCTGCTGTACTAAGCAGGATTCCTGCCAGTGCAGATGTGATGATATGGACAGTTATGAATATGCGGAAGAATGCCCAGATTATGTAAAACAGGAGGGTACTTATGAGACTGATCGACGCTGACAGATCAAAAGAAGTTATTGAAAAACAAAAAGACGATAATGATTATATGTGTAGATTATGCATGGAATCAACTAAGGAGATTATAGATGAACAGCCAACGGTATTTGATGTAGATAAGGTTGTGGAGCGGTTAGAAGAATTAAAAATGAGATACTTCTTGACAATTGCAAATACAGGCGATGCATATAAAGATTGTGCTTATAAAAACATTGCAAATACAATTGATAGAGCAATCGAAATTATAAAAGGTGGTGGAGTTGAATGAATAAAGTATCAGGTGAAATTTTAGAAGAATTAAGAGATAGCATGGAAGGAAGAAGATACAGACATTTCAAAGGAAGAATCTACATTGTTACTGATCTTGCAGTGAATACAGAATCTGATGAAATCATGGTGATCTATAAATGTTTTGCGGACCCAATTGTAACATACTGCAGACCGTTAAGTATGTTTACGAGTGATGTGGACAGAAAGAAATATCCAAATGTAAAGCAGAAGAAAAGATTCGAGCTACTTTCTAAACAGGAGGAATCAGATGAGTAAATCAGTATTAGTAATAGATACACCAGAGAATTGTTATGACTGCCCGTTCGGAACTGCATACTGCGGCGAACTTGAATATGTGGGTTATTGTGAATTAGCTGACTGTTTAGATTATGATGTAATTCTGATGACAGAAGAACATTATGATTGCGAAAGCAAATCAAGACCTGATTGGTGTCCGCTTATGGATTTGCCAGAGAAAGACAATGGAGATTATCCGTCCAATACGTTTGATGCTGGATTTGTGGAGGGCTGGAACCAGTGTATTGATGAGATCACAGGAGAATTATGAAAGGTCAAATAGAACTACTTGACTATCTTAAAAGTCTGGAACACCCAAAAGCAGAAATGACATGTGAAAGTTGTTGCTGTAAAAGCTGCCTGTACTGGTGGTCGTCACGTTGCCGATATGGTGGCTGCTACGATGATCACCGGGCAGAAATTAATCCGTACAACAAGGCATCCCCGGACAAGCCGCCAAGAAAGGGATGGACTAACTGGAAAAAGCCCGGAGAGCAGGCGCATTGGTGCAGGGGAGGTATATTTTACCCGTCAGAAGAATGCGAACATTACGTTAAATACGAGGGAGAGACAGTCGAACAATGCGTACAGGCGAACATATCGGTGTATCAAGACGGGTACGTAAACTGTTCACTGAAAGAATCAATCGGGTGTGATGCCTGTATTGCACAGTCAGAAGGCAAGAATCGTACATATGATTGCGATTGGATGACCGATACTGGATGCGAGCGAATGTTTACGGCGAAGAGTCTAATATTAGACGAGATACAGAAAGGCGAAGATGAAGAACCTTGCACAGAACAGTGCTGTATTGGGTGCAACAAGGTATGTGGATATAGATGCGGTCAAGACGTGGCAAACAAGCGATAAAAATAAACAAGCGATAAAAACGAGCGATAAAAAGAAAGCGATAAGAGGTGAAAGAACATGTGGTTTCTGTGTCAAGAACCGTGTAAAACATTAGATCAGGCATGAAAAAGAGCAATGGAGATTGGACGAGAAAATTTTGATTCAATCCATAAAGAGAGATGTGGTTTACTTTTCAGAAAAACGGTGTATATAGTTCTCTGGTGGAGATGGATTGAGAAAGAAGAAGTGAAATAAATGATTAATTTAAGAAATACATGTATTTTAGTTAGGACTAAAGAAGAAAATGAAATGCTTCTCAAAGAAGCTAAAAAGCAGGGGTTTCATTGGCATTCAAAAGACGATTGTAAACCATTACTAGCGCAAAGATTCCCAGATGTTTTAAAATTTTGCAAAACCAAAGATATTGCTTATTGCGCACGTATTTGGCCAGATTACACTTTCTACGAAGCTTCAGAACTCCTCGGAATGAAAGAAATGACGGCAAGAGAGTTTGCTGAGTGGATTGCAGATACGCGCAATTGCAAAGGACGTAGCTGCTTAAAATGCACATTGTGGTCAGCCAAGTGCAACAAGAGCTTGTGCGATACATATAATTGGGGAAATAGCATTGATGAACTTCTTGAAATTGCGAAATCAGGAAAATTCACAGTTTGTACACCCGAAGAGAAAGCAATTGACACTCTTGAAAAATTTATTGAGAACCCAGATCGCGCAGCGTTAAATGATGAATTTGTAGAATCATTGAAGTTGGCGGTGGAGAAACTGAAAGAGGTGAAGTAAATGGATAGATGGACTGAAAGATTTACTAGTGATGGTGAAAAAGCTATTGCAATACATGACGGAAGTGATTTCCCAGATGCTTGTTTTGAGGGAGAAAGAGAATATGATGTAATGAATGCACTTGCCGACTACGAGGACTTAGAAGAACAGGGATTGCTTGTGAGATTGCCGTGCAAGGTTGGAGATATTGTTTATGTAGATAGCACAATACTTCCAATAGAGGATATGGAATACTATGAAGACACAGACAATAAGATTCCCCTCATATTTTCAAGCCGAGTTGTTTCATTTAGGTTTGCGAAAAGGAACTGGGTAAAGATTGCGGTTAAGGCGAAGTGGTTGTATGAATGGATTGATGATGAGACCGGGCCAGAAAGTGATTACATAGAGCGTGAGAAAACTTTTTCAATCCCATTGTCAATGATTGGGAAAAATGTATTCCTCACCCGTGAAGAAGCTGAAAAGAAGTTGGAGGAGATGAAGAAGAATGATTGAAGCGATAAAAGAAATTTTTATGATGCTGGGAATGTGCGTAGTTGGACTTGCTGTTTACATACTATTGTATGCAATAATCAGCAAATTCAACAGATGGCGAAAGAATGGCTGTAAGATTAAATGTCTTTGTAAACCACATGTATATAAAATTGAGTGGCATTGGGTAAAAGACGGAGAAACTATTCTAGTATGCAAGAAATGTGGTAAAAAGAAAACACTGTTTATTGACTATAATTTCTCCAAGAAAAACAATCATTAGGAGGATTAATATGAAACCAGAAGAAGCAATTAAAAACTTACGGGAACGCATTGACTTAGCTAAAAAGGTTTGGACAAATGTCCCAGGAATTGTTGAATATCGTAAAGCATTAGAATTAGCAGTTAAAGCGTTAAAAAAGCAGATGCGCAGAAAAGTGAGCTACGAGGATGTAGGATATGACCAATACCACGATGTTAATTTATATGCTTGCATCTGTCCATCATGCGGACTGCATATTATTGAGTTTTCGGATAATGATGTAGTCTTTAAATGCAATAGTGATATCCCAGAAGATATGTTTCATTCCAGTATGGTACATCATGCGTATATTGGTATGAATAATTATTGTAACAGATGCGGGCAGAAATTAGATTGGAGTGAGTAAAAATGATAGAAATAATATATAAACTGATAATATGCCACTTGATCGGAGATTATGTTCTTCAAAACGATTTTATCGCAAAAACTAAAGGAGAAAACTGGTATCACTTACTGGTTCATTGCCTTCTTTATTCAATTCCTTTTTACATAGTGTTCGGGTGCTCATGGAAACTTGCTTTTGTAATGATTATGCATATAGTAATTGACCCTTTAAAGGCACGATACAACAAGATAAGTTACATGGCAGACCAAATTATACATTATGTGACACTTTTAGTTTATTTATTCTAAAAAAGGGCAGGAATTATGATAGATAAAACATGCAAAACTTGTGTTGAAAACGAAAACGGGCTGTGTGACCGCAAAGGCATCCTGATAGAGGAAGATAATACCTGTGAAAAGCACACAGAAAACTGGGTAGACTCTTTAATGGAGAAATTCATTCGAAAATCAATGCGGTAAGGGCGAAAACGTCCTTACCAGACGGGAAGGTGGCTAAATGACAAAGGTGAGTTGGATTCGATTAGAAATAGATATGTTCGACAACAAGAAAATCCGGCATATCAGAAAACTTCCAGAAGGAAACAATATCGTTCTGATCTGGATGATGCTCCTGACGATGGCAGGGCGTTGTAATTCAAACGGAATTATTTTTCTGACAGAGAATATTCCATATACAAACAAGATGCTGGCTGACGAGCTGGACTTTGACGAGAGTGTGATCGAGCTTGCGCTTACAATTCTTGAAAAATTCGGCATGATAACCAGAGACGGAACACTACTCTCAATCCCCGGATGGGAAGAACACCAGAACATTGACGGACTTGAAAAAATCAGAGAGCAGACAAGAAAACGAGTTGCCGAGCATAGAAAACGCCAGAAAGAATTGTCAGAAGAAGAATGTGTGCCGGAAATTCCAGAACAGATTTCTTGCGAAAAAGATTTAGTCAAGCCCGGTGATGTGCAGAAAGTAGTTGATGAGTGGAATAAGCTTCAGCAGTTCGGTATTCAACCAATCGCAAGAATGACAGCAAGGCGAACTCAAATGCTGAAAGCAAGAATCCGAGAATACGGCATAGACAAGGTAATAGAAGCATTGAAAAATGTACAAAACAGTGACTTCCTCATGGGAAAGAAAACTGATTTTATGATAAATTTTGAATGGTTCGTGAAACCAAACAACTTCTTAAAAATACTCGAAAACAAATACCATAACAGGGAGGATATGCGAAATGGAACTGGCGCAGCTCAAAGAAATGTCGAACCAATCATCCCACTTGGAGAATGGAACGGAGAAGAATCAGACACCCCGTTCGCTTGAATGCCCTGAATGCGGGGATAGCGGGTGGAGATGGGTAAGAGATGCAAGTGGTATTCCTTATTGTGAGGAATGCCCTTGCGGAATCAGAAAGAGAACAATCCTTGAAAATCAATTGAAATTTGCAGAGATTCCAAACGTGTTTAAAGGCTCAAATTTCAATGATTTGAAGTCAAGTGTATATTTGAACGCCGAGAGCCGAAAAGTATTTTCTCAGGCGGCTCAGGCGGTAAATTATTGGTTTAAAAACCTTCCTGATATGCAGAAGAAAGGAATAGGATTATATCTTTTCTCGAGCGCAAAAGGTTCTGGCAAAACCAAAACAGTATGCAGTTTGGCAAATGAGATCATGAAAAAATACCAGAAGCCTGTCAAATTCACCACGTCTCTCAGAATTCTTGATGAGATCAAGAACACATGGGGAGCCAAAGAGAATGCAGAGGGAAAGTTGATAGAGGATTTATCCAGAACAGAAATCCTTATCATTGACGACTTCGGCGCTGATTCTGGAAAAGAATGGATTAACGAAAGATTCTATAGCATTATCAACGGGCGATATGTTGACAGGAAAGTTACTATATTCACAAGTAACTGCCAGATAGCAGAATTGAAATACGATGAGAGGATCACAAATAGGATTCTGGAACGTTCACTTGAAATTCCATTTCCAGAAGAATCTGTCCGGGAACATATAGCACAGCATATCAGAGCAAAAATGATACAGGGGATGTATAGATGAGAACAATAAGTGAAATGTACAGACGTTCCGGAGGAACTGCATATCAGCATAAGTGCTCTGAATGTAGATTTTATAGGGACGGAAAGAAGGAAAAATGTCTGATGTACGGCGGTGATCGGGACTGGCATGGAAATTTTATTGCCTGCAAATTCTTCAATCTTGAAGATGATATGCCGGAAGGACAGATGAATATTTTTGATTATGTGTGAAAGAAAGGAGGAACGAGGAGCCGCTGGCCAGCGAAAGGATATCCCGGTTCCTCCTTATTTTTTATGAATAATGACGACTTGAAATATGCAATTGAGAATGGTATCATCAATTTGTCTCACATACAAGAGCAAGTTGAAATGAATAAAAGGGAAGAAATTTTAAAAGAATACAGGGACAGCATATGGAAGGCATCTGACGGATATTGGAAAATCCGTATGACTTATGACGAAACCGGACAGCGGAAGATGTTCAAACGTCGGTCTAAGCAGGATTTAGAGGACTTGATTGTAAAGACACACCGTGAGAAAGCAGAAAATCCAAAGATTAAGAGTGTGTTCGAGGAATGGGCGCAGCGCAAGGTTGATCTGAATAAGATTTCAATACAAACTTATCAGAGATATCAGCAGGACTTTAATCGCTTTTTTTGGGACATGGGCGAACGCAGAATTAAAAACATTGAGTCAGAGGATATCAGCAACTTCCTGGAAGAGCAGATCAGCGAACACAATCTAACCGCAAAAGCTTTCTGCAATCTTAAGACAATTACCAGAGGTACCCTGAAATGGGCGAAGCGCAACAAGCTGATTGATTGGAACGTGCAGGAATTATTCTATGATTTGGATGTCACCGATAAATCTTTCAAAAGAAATATCAAAGAAGATTCGGAAGAAGTATTCAACGACGCTGAAATGGACAGGATGATTGACTACTTGAAAGACAATCAGGATATAGTAAATCTTGGCATCATGCTTATGTTTGTAACTGGTCTGAGAGTTGGGGAGCTATGTGCTTTGAAATGGAATGACTGGCTACCACATATCAGTACGATTAAAGTCAGGAGAACGGAAGTAAGGCATTTTGAAAACCATAAAGGCATTTTTGAAGTAAAAGACTTTCCGAAAACAGAAGCAGGCGTAAGAAATGTAGTGGTTCCTCAGGGGTGTATATGGATATTACAGAAGCTTAGAAATATGTCGACATTCTGCGAATATATATTTTCCAAAGATGGAAAGCGATTAAATACTTATTCGTTCAGGAACCGGTTAAGAACAGTGTGCAAGAAAACTGGCTGTATTCAAAAATCACCGCATAAAATAAGGAAAACATATTGCACAATATTACTCGATCACAGCATAGATAATCAGATGGTCACATCACAGATGGGCCACACAAATATTTCATGTTCCGAGAACTACTACCACAGAGACCGAAAGGATCTCAAGAAGAAACAAAAAATCATGGACAGCATAGATGAATTTATGGTAGTATCAAGATAGATTTTTCGAGAGGGAACAGTCAGGGAACAAAAAGGAACACCCTGTAAAAAGTTAGAAGCATTGGTTTTATAGGAAAGATAGCAGTTTAAAGATACGTTCGATTCCCGTACTGGCTGCTAACTAAAACCTTGTAAAATCAAGGTTTTTTGTGCTTTTTAGGGGTATGCAAAATAGCCGAGGGAACAGGCTAGGGAACAGGAACAAACATTCGAATTAAAACCATAGGAGGAAAGCTTGTATGTGAGACACAGGTAAAACCATCGTAGACGGCAGAAATGCGGTCTTTTTTTGTTGTCAAAATTATGTTAATATGGTTGTATGGAGGTGATGTTGTGATACATACCGCATATGATGTAATGAAAGAATACCTGATAACCGGAGCAGAGTTGGATGGTCCGTACCAGATACCGGTTATTCCGCCGATGCAGCTGGCGCCAAAGAAAAGCATAGACTTCGTTTCTTCAAAATCCAGATCATTAAAAGGACATAAGGACTTGACGGTGAATTTTTATATTGACGACAAGAGTTTCTTACAGGTATGGAATCAGCCAGACCAGTACATTGAGCATCTGAAATGCTTTCATTCAGTTTGCAGCCCAGATTTCACGATCGCGTCTGGAATGCCAACAGCACTAAATATATATAACCTATACAGGAATCATGCTCTAGGCTTCTATTTTGCGATTTTAGGCGTTAATATAATACCGTCAGTAAATGTTATCAGCCCAAAGGAAATGCCGTGGATTTTCGACGGTACGCCGCACAGGAGCACTGTATCATGTTGTACCAATGGGAGAGTGCGGTCTAAGTCTGCCAGATTGGAATTTTGTGAGAATTTCAAGGAAATGCTAGACGCAATAGAGCCAACAAAGGTTGTGATCGTGGGTATCGTGCCGGACGAACTCAATGTGGATGTGCCAATAATAAACCTCAATTCGCGTAGCCAGAACATGAAGGAGATGTTCAGAAAGGAAGGACCATGGGAACAGTCAGTAGCGGATCAGCAAAACGAAGGAACAAAGAAACCGGTCGGCAGAAGAAGCGCCGAAGCAGACTTTTCAGTATTGTGGGGCGAAGAAACATGACTGGAAAAGATGAATTGAATGTGATGAAGTGAAAAATTTACATCGCGCCAAGCTATGTTATAGAAAATTATATACAGAATGCACAAAAAATAAAAAGTCGCAGGTCTGAATTAGTTTCAGATTTCTGCGATTTTTTTCAGATTTTCCCAGTTCAAGCTGGACCGGTTTTGATGCTGCTTCTGACTTGTCGTACATTTCCTTAGTACTCTTGACTCATCCCGGGACCGTCCCGGAAACCGCCAGCCGATCAGTAACGGGCTGTCGCTAGGAACCCGCGGAAGCCCCGCCGCCCTGCATGATCTGACAAACCGGAGCCAACAACACAGCCCGCCGGGGATAAGCCCGGAAGCAGGCCGGGAGCAGCTGCGGAAGCGTAAAGCCAGCGCCAGACACCGCCAGAACCAAAGCTAATTCTAGTGCAACGTTGTAAAATGCGTTTAAAAACATTTTTGCGCAGTTATGGTAAAATATACAGAAATCACATAAAACGCGCTCAAAAATCCAAATACGGCGTTATATGAGTATTTAAGGCACAACCGTCCAAGTAAAACGCCTAAAAGCGTACAGAAATAAGACCACCGGAGCGATCACGAACAAAGCCCGCATAGCTTCGCACAGTCTGGAAGTATAAAGACCAGACCGGGCAAAGCGTCCGCACAACTATACAGAATAATAATAACCCCGTTATGTTCTGACGTCAATCCCTGTTATTAACTCGATATTTGAATATTTAAGACAGTTTTATATACTTGTGATAAATATACCAGAATCACGCTAAAAGCCGTTAAAACGTCAAATAGAAGTCGATATAGCTATATATAATTGTCAATGTGCATCAAACCGGGGCGTAAGCCCCGGAGAAGTCCCAACACAGGTCACGAACCACCGCCGCCCGGAGCGGATGCAGGACACCAGAAAAAGAGCAGTGTTTTACTGCTCTAAATCAGAATATTTTTCTAAAAAATTCAATAGTTCCGAATCTGTAAGACTTGCAGCTTCTTTACAAATTTGGTCATATTCTCCAATGTATTCCATCGATCCGGCTACAATCTCAATCGCAGCCTGTTCTAATTTTTTTCTTTTAGCTTTTGACATAATACCGCTCCCCCCTATTTAACAAATGCCAAGTGATGCTAAAAAATCAGCATTAACATTTTCCCAGCAACTCGGAATAAGGGAAGAACGGCCGCAAATATGCATAAGCCCGTATAAATGCTGTCTCAGGTTTTTGACACCGCACCAGACAGACGCACCGCAGCCGGAGCCTTCGACAGGAATACTATACACAGTCCCGTTATGTTCCCATAAATCCCAATTACTGCCATCATTGGCAATAAAAACACCATTTTCAACTATTTTCCGGGCGTGATCACGCCAAATAGCACCCATTTCTGAATAATTATATTTTCTCATTTCTTTCTTTCTTTCTTCCCTTTACCCATGGGAGCCAGGTTATAAAAGGCGTTGCCGGGAATCGAACCCGGCGGGAACCGTTACGCCTGAAATTATAAAACTGTCGCTTTTACAGTCTTTAAATCTTCGGAGAAACTCATATTTTCCAGATACCGCCCAGACGGTAACTTTTTGTCATAAGACCAATAATAGCAACTAATCTCATTAAAAAATATAGGCAGGTCAAATTCGGTTAAAAAATTCTGATCAGCTTCAGAAAGCGGGGATTTTGCATCTATAACCCAGTTTAGCCCGGTGCAGGTTTCTTTACTTGTAATAACAGTATAATTTTTCATGTTTTAATCCTCCTGATTTTATTTTAAAAGGCCGCCGGGGAAATGCTCCCCGGTACGCTTGTCAGCCTAATTTTCCGTAAGTCTTTTGAAAATATCAATTGTAAGAGCTGCAAGCCCCCTTTTCTTGTCTGACATATAACCATGTCTTTTACTTTTCAGCGCTTTTTCAGCAGTTTTCAAACTGCTTACACCGTAAGATGCGGCTTTTTGGAGTGCCTTGTATTCTTTAGAAGTAACCGGAACAGCTTTCAATGTATCGGGATTAATGGAAAAATCTTCTTTATCTCCCGGGCGGAGCATCTGGCAAATAGGAATATAAAGATCAGTCCCCATGTTTTCACCAATATTCCAAACAATGTAGTTACCCGGGATTTTCTCCACAATTTCAAAAATATGTGTATTCCATAAAGATGTAGAAATGATTTTGTTTCCCTCGATTTTTACTGTTGCGTATGCCATATTATTTACCTCTCTTTTTATTTTTTTTGAAGTCCGGCGGTTGCGTTGGGGCTACGGCTTGACCGCCGCCGAAGAGATCAATCTAAATAATTAACTTTAGATATACTGTATTCTGCTTTTAGTTTCTCAAAAGCGCGTTCTGTGACAATATAATAATTTATACTGTTTTCCGTTTTATCAAGGCGAATCCCGCGCCCTTTTAAATTCAATTCAGTTGTTAAAAACCAGTGATCACCGTAATAGCTCAGACTTGCGTCAATTTGACATTCTGGCTTTTCTTGCCCCATTTCCGGCGTGTACATATACAACCCGGGAGCGGCAACCGGGGCGGCTGTCTGGCTCTCTAATGTCTTTAATTTTTGACGCCCGATTCTACGAAGTGTCAGCAGTTCGGACTGTGTTATTTTGTTTTGCCTTGCTAATTCTTCAGCAGTTCCAAGGTAAAACTCTGTGGTTTTTACAGTTCCAGAAACCTCGAAGAACTGTTTTAAGTTTATGAATCCGGTTGACTCCTGAACCGGGAAAGGAATTATTTTACACATTGATTTTTCTCCTTTTCTGTGATATTCTGTTTTTGCTGATATTTTAATGATTTACAATTTATACTGTGGGGGAATCTGGGCTTTTCGTCCGGATTCTTTTTTTATGCCGCCATTTTGTACAGAATCAGAAACTTTAATTCTTCATACTGCCGGGAGTTAATCCCGGCGAAGTCGTTCCCAATCAGGTCCAGGAGCTTCGCCAATTTTCTTTTTGTGTGGGCCTTTTCAATCTGCCCCAGATAGATGTTATATCTCATTTTTTTATTTCCTCCAGTCTAATAACAAGCCCTAACTCGTTATTCTTTTTTGATCTTGTAATATAGAAATCAATCACTCGATCATCAAAATATTTTTTGCAGGTCTGAAGCATTTTCCCGCTCATTTCCCATTCTACAAGCTCGCTTTTTCTACCTTTCTGGATTTCGAAGAAATCACAGTGCATTGTGTTGAATAAGTCTAAAAATTTAATCATGTTTTTTCTCCGTTCTCCCGGCTCTGTGTCCGGGTTGTTTGTTCTCTGTTGATGGTTATATAATACTATATCTAAGGCACAAAATCAATATACAGAATAACTAAATCTAAGGCACAAAATATACAGGTAAATTGTGCATATTGTTTCATTTTGGAAACCCAGAAAGTGTTATAAAATGCTATATATAAGGAAGAAAAAAATATCATTTGACTTCTAAGGCACAAAATGATATACTCATTACAAGAATAAGGAGGTAAAAACAGCATGGCAGAGAAAACAAAGACACCGGAAGCACAGAAAAGAGCGGTATATAAATATGATGATAAATTTGAACGCGTAAATTGTCGCTTTAAGATCGGTACAAAAGAAGCGATAATGAAAGCAGGATACAAGAGCATAAACGACTTTATAAAATTGGCAGTTGCCGAGAAGTTGGAAAGAGAAGAAAAAATTTTGCGATAAGGCACAAAAATGCTTGACATCTAAGGCACAAAATGCTAGAATAAAGACAGTTAAAGAAAGCGCATCAAATAGCCGGTCGGGCTGGGGCGGTCGCCCTGGTAACTTGGAAACCTTGGATTTGGAAATTTGGAGGAAAAAATGAAAATCAAAATCTATTGCAATTACGGCGTGTTAGCCGCAGAGAAAAGAAACGTATACACATATGGAAACCCTGATTCGACAGCTACTTGCTGTGATGAAATCACAGTGGAAACCCCGGAAGGTTGGGAACCATATGAGAACTACATGGGCGAGTTGATGGTGACAGCTCCATGGGGGACGAATTACACCATTAACGAGGTACTGGAAGGAAATGAAAAGCCGTGTTTTTCGGCTTATGACGGAAATAGAAAACTGCATAGAACTTTTCTGAAAACGGTAGAAGATTAAGGAGGAAATCAGCATGAAATTAAATACATTATCCTACGTCCTCGGAACAGAGGACACAATTGAAACTGGTAAAGAATATTTCTTCGGTCAGCTCTGGGACGGAAACGGAGATGGGGAAGAACTGTTGGAGTCTGGAGCAATCGCCGTATATCAGGATGGCGAGGAATACATCGTTGACTTCGAGATTCTGGAATCTGCGGAGGATATTTTACAGACTCGGGTTAAAGTTACCGGGATTGACTAGGAGTCAGAACAATGAAATATATCATCATGGATTACAGACGGTGATTGTTTTACCTATGAATTTGAGGATAAGGTGGAAGCCCTCCGGGAAGCAGAGGGACAATGGAACCAATTAACCAGATATGACCAGAAACACAGAACAGCATTTTACGTTCTGGAGAGCGTCAACCCAGACGAAGGCGCGCCTGATCATTACGATGGGGACATTGTAAAGCGTTTGAAATAAAACGGAGGTAAGAAAATGATTAAGAGAGTAAAACTTGAAACCATTTACAAAATGGCTAAAGAAGATAATGAGGAAATAAAAGATCGTAAACTTTTCCCGGACGGATGGGATAAAATAGTCTATGACTATTATAATAAACTGTCAAAAGATTCATACGATGTTGAAATGTTCATGGGATTTCTGAGCGGTGAAGATTCACCGTTAGAAATGGCGTACGCATACAGGAGAAACATGTATATCATGTTGTACACAATGAATGCAACATATACGTTGGCATTTGTGGACAGCGAATATGATATATTCTACATCGTATCAAAAGACGGCGACGATTATAACAGTTGGGAGTGGTGTTTCACAAACAATATTGACCCGATCAAATACAGGGGTGACGACGGAGACGAACCGGTCCCGGAATGGCTCATAAAAAAATACGAAGAACAGATAAGGGAGGAATAAAAATGGCAGTTACGAGATCATGGAAAGTATGCGGAAATTATGGCGGTCACCGGTTAAAAGAAAGCTTCTCACCGTCAAGAAAATACGATTGGAGCAGCAAAGAGGACGGCGTGAGAATTATCGAGATAGAGAACGCCGACAAGACCGGCTCAAATCTTTATTCGATTATCAGGATAACAAGAGATAGCACCGAATTATGTGAACGTGAATTTAATGGCCAGTTAAGTGACGGAATTTTTGAAAATTGCCGTACCGGAAACATTGAAGAACTTGCATAATTACGAACAATGATATAAAATATAAACAGCGCATAAACGGGAGTGATATTTGAGAATGATGTAAATTTAGTTCCGTAAACGCAAAAAAATAAGCCCCTGAGAGATAATCCCGGGGGCTTTTGTTGTCTTATTCTGGCGGCGTAATGAATGAGGGGGAACAACCCCGCCGCCGAAGTTGTTGAAATATATTTAGCACAAAACCGCCGAAGTTGTCAAGCAAATTTTTTTATTTTGGGTCTTGATTTTTGAAACCAATGTGGATAAAATTAAATCAACGACAGGCGACGGAACTCAGGAGGGGAGCGACAGCCAGAGCGCGAAAAGAATAAGAATTTAGCAGCCAGATCACGCCGGACAAGGTGCCGGAAGGTCTGGCTTTTTGTGTTTAATAGACGGAAAATGACGGTATTACATTGCGTATAAATATATAATAACTGTCTATATAATCCCCTCCAAGATTATAGAGACCTAGAGTTTATTAATATATATATGCTATACAGTACCGTATAGATATATAGAGTTAATAAGAGTAATGTAACGGTAAAAATAAAATTAAATAGACTGTTGACAGTGATATAAAAGTATGATAAAACAGAATTAACAATTGAATAAGCCGAAAGGCAATAAGAATAATAAGACTATTTAAGACGATTAAAACCGAGCAGATCGGAAAGAAGAAAGGGATTTAGAAAAGTCCCGGAATGTATCTGCATAACGTGTTTTTGTCGTCTTTTTTTATTTCAATTTTTGGAGGTGATACAGTGAAAAAGAGTAATACAACAGTAACAGAACAGGGAATAGAAGTATATGAGAATGATATATACAGGCTTGTGGATGAATATATAAACACTGTGTTACAAGTAACTCCAGAGGAATTCGATACACAGAAAGAATATAAAGCTGTTGTTGCTGATAGTTTTGTGGATATGATCTTTTATATTGCGGATAGAATACCGAAACCAGGTACAGAGGATATAGAATTATTAGATAATATATTTAGTGTATATGTGAGAATATGTACTAAATATGGAGTGTTACCAACATTAGAAGTATTTAGCTTTTTGGTAGGAATAGAACGTAGAACGTTTACTAAATGGTCTAATGGACAGTACAGGGCAAGCACATCACACGGCGACACGGTTAAAAAATGGTTCGATATCTGCAAGAATTGTACAGTCAATAGATTGAACAATCAGCCTGGCACAAATGCCAACTTGATTTTTGTCGCAAAAGCAGCTTATGGAATGGCAGAGACAGCACCAGTGCAGACGACACAGCAAGACGGCATACCACACCAGACAGCACAGCAGATCGCGGACAAACACAGGGCAGCGCTGGAGCTTCCAGAGATGGAGAAGCCGGAATTATAACAGATCAGAGACCCTAAAAAGTACGCAGGTGGCGGACAAAAGAGCATGGAAACAGCTTAAATAGTGTAAATTGTATAGGATGTACAATATAAAATGATGTTATTTGTTCAATATGTATACCAATCTATAAAGAAAACTGAAGTTTGTCGTATAGATACATATGTTCAGGATAAATAACCGTTCTCACACATTCCCTTGACCACTGCCGCAGGCCATTAAAGGTCAGCGTTAAACCAGGGAAGCGGGAACCCATGGGGCGGCGGGCTTCCCTGGTAGCGTCCGGCATGGATACCGGGGACCCCCTCTATATAAGTATTAGAATGGGACGAGTGAGTACCCGAAACGCCCGAAAAAACAAAAAAAGGAGTTACGCAGAAAGGAACACTAAATGGTATATGGTAAAGGAAACAGTAATAACCATTCAAACCCCAAAGATCAATGTTTCTTAACTTGGAGAAATATGTTGAAAAGGTGTTATTCAAGCGAACAGAAATACAAAAATTACAAAGAACAAGAAATTGTAGTGTGCGATGAATGGCTGGACTTTTTAACATTTAAAAGTTGGTATGACAGAAACTTTTATCGAGTTGATAACGAAGAAATGAATCTGGACAAAGATATATTGTGCCATGGAAATAAAATGTATTGTCCGGAATACTGTATTTTTGTTCCAAAACGAATAAACACTTTGTTTGTTAGGTCCAGAAACAGAAGAGGAGATTTACCTATTGGAGTATACAGAGGAAAAGAGTGTTTTATTTCATCATGCAGCGTAAATGGAAAAAATGTTAAAGACAAACACAAAGACCAAATATCAGCTTTCCTTAGATATAAGGAAATAAAGGAAAAACATGTAAAAGAAATTGCTAATCAATATAAAGGGAAAATTCCTCAAAGACTTTATGAGGCAATGATAATGTTTGAGGTAAAAATAGATGATTAATGGTTGCCTACAAACAAACCTGTGATTTAATTTTTTCCCAAAAAACAAAAAAGAGTTACCCACGGCAGAGATAGTGATTGCAACACGACAAGCGGTAAGCCTTAACCGTTTCTCTGCCAAATAAATAAGGCGATATCAGAAAGGCAGGTACAAGATGGAAAAAATAGTAAACAATGATGGATATCTTCGGTTTAGAATAATGGACATTGCCAGGCAGTTACTGAGTATTTGTAGCGAAACTGGTGTTTCTAATATTCAGATAGTCACATCACCTTGGAAAGAAGGCAAAGGCATCACACTTTTAGCAAAAACTGATGACGAACCAATTCTTTCAGTAAAGATGGACACTGCCTATGAAAAAGAATAACCCTCAGGGCGAATCAATCCGAATCCGGCTCACAGGACAGCTAGAACGAAAGCTCATAGCTGAGAAGAACCAAACCGGCAAGAGCGTATCGCAGATCACCAGAGAAGCATTGGAACAATATTTCCGAATGAGATAGGCAAAACGCCGACTCAATTTTTCTCAAAAAAATAAAAAAGAGGTTTTTATATGTCAGAAGAATACAGTGAACGCTTCGATGAACTTCGTAAGAATCGAGTCGAGGTAAGTTATCATAAATACGGACCTGCCAGAAAGAATTTTAAAACTGGGAACGTGCAGGCACTTCCGTCTATGGAACGGTGTATTGAGAAATATAATTCTACCGGAAACACAGAATATCTCGTGGATGCAGCAAATTATCTCATGTTTGAGTTCATGTACCCGCAGCATCCCAAAGCACATTTCAAAGCTACAGACAGCAAAGATAGCGCCGGGATAGTCGGAATCAGCGTAAAGGAAATGGAGGACTTGAAGAATGAACAATACTAATTCTACAACTATTACGCACGCGATAGCCATTTTAAGGCACGAACTTCTTACACATGGAGAAGTTTACAATGGCTTCAAAGCAAGCCTTAAAACAGCAATTGAGAAGTATTGTACCTGTGGTTTACCATTCGAGCCAGAAGAAGAAACTGCCGGAAAGATTCTTGATTTTATGATCGGAGAGGAACAAAGAGAATGATTTTAGCAAAATTCGTAGCAGCCATGCTGGATTTCGCGTTTTTTTTACTGGTTTTAGCGTTTCTTATATCACAGGACGAAACCGAAAAGAAAAGCAATCCAATAGCGTCGGCAATATTTATATTAATGGAAATATGTTTCGCGGTTAATGCAGTTGTGATTTTTAGATTATAAGGAGAACCCAATGTGGTTAGCATTCACAATACAAATTCCCCTGTTCACGATACTGATTGAACGGGTGAAAATACAAGAAAATCAGAAACCTGCCGTTCTCAGGTTAGGGAAAGCCTTTGAATCTGACAGGTCGAGGCATCCAGAGTAGCTTAGGTCTGCGTCAGTGAAATATGATTGAACAATTTCCCAAAGTAACTGGCGCGGACTTAACAATATTAATAGCTATGATGCTTTCTAAAATTACCAGAATATATCACATTTCCGGGAACGCCAACCCGGAAAGCAATGGGCTATCGCCAAGTGGTAAGGCACAGCACTTTGACCGCTGTATTCGCGGGTTCAAATCCCACTAGCCCAGTCGGACTATATTGTTTAGCCATGATATAGTTCCCATCCGAATTGGTTCCATCTATCCCAACGGGGATGATTAAAGGGGCTTCAAATGCCCCGGATGGACTCTGCTTATGCAGAACAGCATTTAGACCCTTTGTTGCGACTGAGAGGGCAAGAATCGCAACAGCAGAGGAAGTTACTCTTGAACTGCAATAACCCTCTGCTTAGGAAACTTAGTTCAGTTGGCAGAACGGTCGGCTCATAACCGACAAGTCACAGGTTCGAGTCCTGTAGTTTCCATTTCTTCCATATGCTGTCTATCCGTTTTATAGGCAGAAAAAACTGTTGAATGAGTGCATGTGGATTGTTTTCATGAAAGGTGTGTAACGGCACAGCCTGTTCGATGAAGATAATTCCCCATTCGGTGCAGTCTCCGAGTTAAATTGTCGTCAATAAGCGCGCATTGAGGACAGGAAGTTTTCAAGAGACATATAAAAGGTTTTGTTGTTATACACAAAGACATTAATATCCAAATCCGAAACAACTCCGTGGGGCTGGCACGGCATAAAGCAGCCTAGTGGAAAGCATAACACGATAAACATATTGCTAACCCGGGGTTTCCGGGTTATGGGAGAATATTCCGTAGAGGTAGCGGGGCAGACTGTAAATCTGTTGCCATTATGGTTCGGGTGGTTCGACTCCATCTTCTCCCATTGATTAATTAGAGACTGAAAGTTCAGAGTGGAAGAAAGCATGGGAATAATATGGGAATGTATACGTCCGAGTTCCGAACATATTATTTCTTATCGGTATGAGTTTTGTTCCTTTGGTAGTCAATAAGTGAATATGCCGTTGTTCTACGAAACATTACATAATTCTTCTAATTAATCTCTCATGGTAGGATAGAGAAGTGGAATCTCGCAAGGCTCATAACCTTGAGATCGGCGGTTCAAATCCGCCTCCTGCAATTCGTGGAATGTACGCTAGTGGCAAACTGGCAGAGTCGCGCTCTGGTCTCCGGTTCGATTCCGGGCGTTCCACTTTGATCCGCTTAGAATTAAGCTGTCTGTTCACAGGCAGTCTATGGTTCAGGTGGATTTACGCATGAGCGTAAACGTACAACTCACTAGGCGTTTGCGTAAAAAACTTTTTAGAGAGATGAGACCACGGGCCGTGAGAAGTGATAGTCGGCAATTCTAAAAGAACCATCTAGTTCATGCGTTTTACGATGGAAAGGTTAATGCTTATCTAGATATTTTCATCCGGTCCGAAAGCATGTGATGTGGGAATCAACCCAGTTTCTTTTTAGAGAACTGTCCGTTACAGGCGGTATGGAATGTAGCTCAGTGGTAGAGCAATGGCATTGTAAGCTATGTGTCGCAGGTTCGATTCCTGCCTTTCCAATTCCATATAGTGGCAGAATACGTAGACGCTATTGTGGTAGCATAGGTTTAAACCCACAACTTAGGTGACCTTAGCCGGCGGCATGAGAGTAAAATGGTGGAAATCCCCTCCTATATGGACGTTTGATGCATTGAGTGATAATGCTCTGATTGAAAAGTGGCGGAACTATTGACGGTGATTAACCCGATACAATAAAAAGGCAGACGCAGAGGATAGTACATCGTAATGGGTGAGTATGTGTCTTTGGACATGGGATGTACATGGAAGTTCGAATCTTCCCTTTTCAATTCCAATGAACTGTAATCATTGGAATTTTTCTCTTACTTCGTTCGGTTCCAGTGCTTCTCGTTGGGAGATTTATGCCGTTCAAGTCGGCGCACTGGACTTTTTTAAATTGAGGTGTTAATTATGCAAAAAGAAAAGTGTTGTAAAACATGTAAGAAACATGACGATTTTACATGGGTATGTTTCAACGGCGACAGTGAACACTGCGCTGATTTTACGGAACCAGATTGTGTTTGCGAATTTTGGGAGGATGTAGAAAATGAAAATTCATGAAGCAATATGTTTGAGAGATGACTATGGTGGAAAAACAACTATTGATGACCTTGTAAAACGAATACAGGGAAATAAAATTCATAGATGTCCGAAATGTTATGGAAAAGGAATTGTTATAAAAATGATAAATCGTGCGCAATACTGGGAATGCTGCGACAGGTATGAAGAAGCAAAAGTCACTTGTGATTTGTGCAACGGTGAAGGATATACCGAAAAAGAATATAAGCCTAAAATGGTACAGGATGGATGGGAATGCAAATAGCAGGAAAAGAAATTAAAGACGAGTGTTCCAGATGCGGAAATATTCTCGAATGTGAGTTATTCCGTCAGGGACATGGAATAAAACAGGAACGTGAGAACATAGCAAAGATGATCGAGTGTCAGATGAAGCGCAGGGAGGAAAGAGAAAAATGATTAAGATTTTAAAACCTGGTACATTAAAAGAAGCAACTTGTGACAAATGCGGTGCAGTATTGAGCTATGACGAGTCCGAAGATGTGAAAGATGAAAATATAGAGAATCATTTTGCTACAAATATGCCATCTGGATTCGGATACAAGAAAAAATACATTATTTGCCCGCAGTGCAAGAACAAAATCATTTTAAGTTCAACCAGATAGGGGGAATATTAGTGTTCAAAAAGATATTTAATCTCTACATAAGATATAAAACTAAAAACCTCAAAGCAATTCCGCTGTTCGTAATGACATTTAACTGGAAGAAATTCCAGGAAGACGGTAAAAAAGATAGTTGCACACTATATTCAATACATCCAGACATTGCAAATGACCCTTTCTTAAAAGAAAAGTTGTCTGAATGCGCGGATTATATCAGAGACAACTACGACATGGAAATTTTTACAAAAATTTAGCGGGAGGGAATTTCAGGTGAATGGTGTTGAAAGTAAAAAAATTTTGGAATTGGAAAAGGAAAATAAAAGACTTGCAGTAAAAAACAAAGAACTTGAAGAAAAACTCGAAAAAGCCAATTCGATTGTTATGGCATATACAAATGAGTTGCAAACCAGAGAAGTTATGAAAGGTGTTTGGGAGACACAATCACCACTGATATCTTCTCAATCTGATACGGATCACAGTAAACAATGGTATAGTGAACGGCACCAGTCCGATTGCATCACGATTAATCAGTTGCATACAACACTTGATGTTCTGATTGACCGATATGCGAATCTGAGAAAGATTCATGGGCTGAGCTGATGAGAATTATTTATTCAGGCTCAGACATTGATTTTCTTGACACCACATACAATATCGAGGGAGAATGCCACCGAATGAATATTCCGACTAGGTTCTATCCAGACAGACGCTTGCTTCTGGCAGGGAATACGACCGTCATATACAACAAAACGGGAAATCTTTCTAAAATATGGAAAGCAGATTACATCGGGGACAATTATTTGACGATTTTGACATTGATTATAAAGGACAACGGTAAATAAGAGTGGAACGTGATTGCAATAAATACCTTATCTGTGATGATTTAGATGTAAAAAGTTCAGCACCAATTTCAAAAGAAATGTTGTCAAAGATTCCAAAATCTGAAGGAAAAGTAATTTATGGAACCTTAGGTAAATTTTCAATCGCAGATTACAACAGATTTTTTCAAAGGAGACAAGAATTAAATGAGCATTAAAACAGCACTCGAATCAGAAGGCGTAGATTTCTCTGAATACATGAATATACCTGAGCCGTGGGACGGCTCAGCGCAAATTAAAATGGAAAATGGTACAAAGTGGGTGATCTGTCCGTTTTGCGGAAAGAAAGCCTTAAAGATTTTCCCGACCACGAAAATTTATCGGATGCCGTACAAATGCAAGGGAAGCAACTGTAGGAAAGAATTTATGGTGAATGTATAAGTTTCTGTGGGAATAATAACCAGTCAGAGAGCCAGAAAGGAGTGCCATTATGAGCAACTTGAAGATATTTACAGATAATATCGAACCAGAAGCATTAAATCAGATTTATACATTGATAAAACAGCCTGCATTTTCTGAATGCAAAGTACGAATCATGCCAGATGTTCACGCGGGATCTGGATGTGTAATTGGTTTTACTGCTGATTTTGGAGATAAAGTAATTCCGAACATTGTTGGTGTAGATATTGGATGTGGAATGCTTACAACACAAATCCCTGCTGACGTTGGAACAATAGATTTTAAAATTCTCGACGAAGTAATAAGAAACAATGTTCCGGCAGGAAGAAACGTACGTGACGAAATCATAAATTTTGAAGAATTAGAAGAACTTCATTGTTTTTCTCGACTCAAAAATATTGAATGGATTCGCAGGAGCCTTGGTACACTTGGGGGCGGAAATCATTTCATTGAAGTTGACACTGATTCGAAAGGGATGAATTATCTTGTAATTCACACTGGGAGTCGAAACCTTGGGAAGCAAGTAGCTGAAATATATCAGAAAATTGCCATAGAAGATGCACAGGATACAGATGAGCTTGAAACTGAAATACAGAAATTAGTGAAAGAATACAAGCATTCTGGAAGACACAGGGATATCCAAAATGGTATTGATGAATTAAAACGAAAATGGAAGCCAGACAAACTGGGTATTCCGAAAGAATTGTGTTACTTGACAGGAGAACACAGAAAACAATATCTGCATGATATGAAAATCTGTCAAGAATTTGCAAGAATAAACAGACGATGCATACAGAGTGCTATATTTTACACTATGAATTGGACGCTCCAAAGAAACACATGGTTTGATACAATTCATAATTATATTGACCACGATACAAACATTGTTCGTAAAGGCGCAATATCAGCTAGACATGGCGAAAAAGTTCTTATCCCAATGAATATGCGAGATGGATGCATTATTGCAGTTGGGAAAGGAAACGATGATTGGAACTGTTCGGCCCCGCATGGTGCAGGACGCATTATGAGCCGATCAAAAGCAAAAGAAAACATCTCGTTAGAAGAATTTAAGGAGTCTATGGATGGGATATACACAACATCCGTTCAGAAATCCACAATTGATGAAAGCCCTATGGCCTACAAACCACCGCAAGAAATTATTGATAATATCAAAGATACTGTAGAAATAGTTGATATTATCAAACCTATATATAACTTTAAAGCAAGTGAATAACCAGTCAAAGAGCCACACGAGAGCCAGACTAAATCCTAAGAAGAAAGGAGGTCTGGCTCTATTTTTTATGCAAAAATTCACAGAAGGCTCGCTTGAATGGTATCGGGCAATCCTAAATCAAATCATCAATGATGATATGACGGTCTATCAAAACCAGAAAGACTGTCTTGATCTGCTGTTAAATATGAATATTGATCTTCCTTTCAAGGATAATCCAGATGCGCAGAACATGGCAATGAAAGTCAGTCGGTACGCTCATAATAAAGCTGCGAAAAAGGCAGCAGTTACAGGAAGTGGTTCATTTGACGATTTGTACTGGCAGTATTTGTTGATGGAATCACAGAACTATCAGGTTGACAGCGGACTTCTTTACCTTGAAAAGAACCGAATCCCGAAAGAACGATTCTACGAACCACGAAGAAATGTGTTCTTACAACATAACATCATAGGTTCACTACAAGACCTGATGGATGACAAATTAGATATATTTGCATTAAGCGTACCTCCGGGTTGTGGAAAGAGTACTCTGGAAGATTTCTTTTTATCATTAGTGGGCGGATGGTTCCCTAATGATTTTAATTTATCATCTGCACATAGTAGTATTCTTACACGTTCACTTTATGATGGAGTTCTGGAAATCATCAATGATCCGGTTGAGTACACATGGCATGAGATTTTTCCGAATGTAGAAATACAGGGAACAAATGCAAAGGAAACTACGGTCAATCTCGAAAGAAACGGACGATTTAAGACTTGGACGTTCAGATCCATTGATGGTTCATTGACAGGAGCTACCCGTTGTAACAGATTTCTTACCGCCGATGACCTTGTGTCTGGCATCGAAGAAGCACTGAACAAGAATCGACTGGACACCTTATGGACAAAAGTAGTAAATGACTTGCGTTCCCGTAGACTTGAAGGGTGCAAAGAGTTTTATATAGCTACAAGATGGTCAGTACATGACCCTATTGGAAAGCTACAGCAGTTATACGCCGGGAACCCTAGAGCAAGGTTTATAGCAGTACCGGCACTTGACGAGAATGGCAAAAGCAATTTTTTATTCACAGTAAATGGCTTTTCTGAAAAATATTTTAATGACGCGAAAGAGTCCATGGATGAAATTTCTTTTAACTGTTTGTATATGCAGCGACCGGTAGAACGTGAAGGATTGTTGCTTCCACCAGATAAGCTAAAAAGATTTTTCTTCGACAGAGAAGACGTGCCCGATGGATGCATGGACGAATACACAATTATACCAGACAGAGAAGCAGATGCGATATGGGCAGTATGTGATACGAAAGATAAAGGTACAGACTTTGAATCATTACCTATTGCATATCAATATGGGGATAAATTTTTTATCCCGGACGTTGTTTTCGATGATACCACAGATTACGACATCCTGGACAGAAAGACTGCTGATATCTTGATAAAACACAATCCGCATAAAATCAGATTCGAGTCAAATAACGTAGGAAATCGTGTTGCGCACAACATTCAAAAGATAATCTCAGGGAAATGCCGAGCGGATATCGAAACAAGACCTACGCAAGCAAATAAAGAGACAAAAATTCTCGTAAACTCTGATTACATATCAAAACATTTTTATTTTTTACATCCGAGCCAGTATAAACCAAAATCCGACTACGGATTATTTATGGGAAATGTGACCACATATACCACAAGGGCAAAAGTAGCTCATGATGATGGCCCGGACAGCTTGGCGATGATGGCAGAGTACGTGCAGAATCCATTAGGCGGAAAAGCAACTGCAATGCGCAATCCACTTTGGGGAAGGAGATAATATGACCACAAGAGAATATTTAGGGCAAATTCAGAAATATGACAAGCTTATTAAAAATAAAAAATACGAAGAAGAACATTTAAGAAGTCTTGCTCTTGGGCTTAAATCGTTCTCATATGGTGAAAAAGTTCAGTCTACTCCGAATCCCAATCAAATGACCGATGCCGTAAGCGAACTTGTTGACATTCAAACAGAAATCAAAAAAATGGTTATTGAATACACAAAGAAAAAGCAAGACATTATTGAAACAATAGACAAGGTGAGCGATATCAATTCAGATTTGTATGATCTGCTGTTTAGGCGATATGTAAAAGATGAAAGGCTTGAAATGATTGCCTGTGAAATGGGATATTCCTATTCTCATGTGAAATTATTGCATTCGAAAGCACTGAATATCGTCAAAAACATTAAGAATTTTGAAAGTTAATACCTGATAATACTGAATAATACCTACATATATTATATAATATAAGCTGTAAAATAAGCACCGGGAAGAACCCTTGGTGCTTTTTTCATGCAGAAAAATAGGAGGACAGGCAGTGGGGAGAAACAAAATAAATTTTGTTGACCTATGCCAAGGCGAGTTTGGCAGAAAAACTGCCTATACTGGCGTAGACCAGATTACTCCCCAGAACGTGGCACAGGTCCTTTCTGATACAATCGGAATCCACAACAGGAATAGGACCCTGATGGATTATCTTTACAGATATTACAAAGGCGATCAGCCAATTTTATATCGTGAAAAACTTGTTCGCCCAGAGGTCAACAATAAAGTTGTTGAGAATCATGCCCTTGAAACAGTCAAATTCAAGGCAGGGCAGATATACGGAGAACCTATTCAGTATGTCTGTAAGAAGAAAAAAGCGAGTGAAGAAACAAACGAACAAGTTGATAGGCTCAATGATTATCTGGACGAAGCCAATGCAGACGCCAGAAATATTCAACTTGGGATATACCAGAGTGCAGTAGGAACTGCATATAAAGCAATCCTGAGAGAGGATGAATGGACAAAGGATGGAGACTTACCGCCTTTCAGAATATTTATCCCATCACCGCAGGACGTATATATTGTTTATTCAAGCGTTACTGGCAAACCAGTGCTTTCCGTCCAGATTTTAAAAGACGAGGACAATCAGCAGTATTACCAGTGTTATTCTTCCAGACAGTATTTCAAAATTCAAAATGGAGCGGTAACAGAATCTGGAATCAATGGTTTTGGCGGTATTCCTATCATTGAATATCCGAATAATCACGACAGACTTTCCGACATTGAAATTGCGATTACAATGTACGACGCAATCAACAAATATCAATCTGACAGACTGAATGGGGTTGAACAGTTCGTGCAAGCCCTGATGAAATTTAAAAACTGCGAGATTGATGAAGCCGAATTTGTAAAAATGATAAAACTCGGTGCTGTATCTGTAAAAGACGTCGGGAATGGAACGCAATCAGATGTTGATTTAATGACTGCTGAACTAAATCAGTCAGAGAGCCAGGTTGCTAAAGATGATATTTACAATAATATGCTGATTGTAGAAGCAATGCCGAATCGACAGGGCAATACGGGCGGAGACACAGGAAATGCAGTGTATCTGAGAAATGGTTGGGATTTTGCAGAACGAGACGCAAAATTGGTAGAAGCATTTACGAAAGAAGCTGAAAAAGCATCTGCCAGAATTATTTTGAATATCATCCGAAAAACTTCAATGGATGTAAATATTTCAACCAGAGATTTTGATGTAAAAATCACTAGAAACCCGACTGATAATATGCTTGTTAAAGCGCAAGCACTTGATTATCTGTTTAAAAATAAAATTCATCCGCTTATTGCGCTGATTACTTGCGGATTATTTAGTGATCCGCAAAAAGTATACGAAATGAGTTTGCCGTATCTTGGAACCATCTACCCAGAACTGGCAGACCCAAGCGCAGAAGTTCAAAAAGCACAAGAACTATTAGGGAATTTCAACCCAATTTCTCTGAATAAGGATGTGGTCAAAGAATGAGTAAGACAGCTTCTTATGACGAATTAAACGTCAGAGAACTCGACAACCGCAGGAGTGAACCATATAGCCAGTATTTTAACAAGATGTCGCTGACCGAAGGAGAAAAGAATATGAGGATAGCTTTTTCCGAAAATATGGAAGAGGCTATCCTTTATATTTTAGCTCTGGCGGCAATTATGATTGAAAATGATGAGGTAGATAAAGAATATCTCACAACTCAATTATATGAAAGATATATCGACGTGGCTTCTGAGTACTTGCCAGTTGATTCCTATGTAAAACAGTATGCCAATGAAATTTCAAAGCAAATTGTAGCAGCTACATTTTTATATGGGGAAAATTCTTCAATTATAGGAGAAGATACAAAATCAGAGGGTTCAAAAGATTCTAAGGTCAATCCGAACGATTATTATCTTTCGAACGACAGAGCGATGTTTATTTCTGAGTGTGAAGCAAATTCAATACTCAATTACAAAGAATATTTAGACGCTTTGAAATCTGACAAGAAAACTAAGACATGGATTGACGTCGGAGATAAGAGAGAAAGAAAAACCCATTTGGAAGTCGGCGGTACAACAATTCCAATTAAAGAATTATTTGTCGTCGGGAACAGTTTGATGCTTTTTCCAAAAGATACATCACAATCACCATCTACAAATGAGATAGTCAATTGCAGATGCTCTGCAAGATACAGCTAATTAAGGGACGAGAAATCGTCTCTTTTTTAATACACAAAAATATGCACCCCGATAGCGTGAACATGGGAGACACCTTGAGCTGAGCGAACAGCGTAAAAAAGCGTATTGGTGACAGGAGATTTCAATGACAAGAGAAGATGTTAAAAGGATTTTTCCAGATGCAACCGATGACCAGATTACTTCTTTTCTGAATCAGTCAAATTCTGATGTGGCTAAAGAGAAAGCGAAAGCCCAGAAAGCAAAAGAGCAGGCTGATAAAGCAGAAGCACTGGAAAAAGAACTGGAAGAATTAAAAAAACAGAACATGACTGAAGCTGAGAAAGCAGAACTGGAACGTCAGAAAGAAAAAACTGCAAACGAAAAAAGAATTTCTGACCTTGAATCTGCACTTGCAATTTCCCAGAAAGAAGCTCTGACAGGCAAAATTACTTCTATTTTTGCAAACGCAGGAATGAAAGGAGATGCCTATGCGGGAGCAATCAAAGCATTTTCAAATATGAATGCGGAGGATGCTCTTAAAGAAGCCCAGACATTTGTCGATGGAATTTCCGTAGAAAATAAAAACGCTCTTGATACCGCAAAAGCAGCTTGGGAGAAAGAAGCACTTGAAAATACACCTAATCCCGGTGGCGGTAAATCTGGTGGAGAACCAGAAAAGAAAAGCGAAGCATCTGAATACGCAAAAGCGTACTCAGCAAAAATGTGTCCAGAAAATAAACCGGCAGATGATAATGCCCCAGTAAATATTTAAGTAAAGGAGATTTAGATTATGGCTTTTATGAAAACAGAGCAGTACGAATCCACACCTAACATCCTCGAATCCGAGGTAGGACTTGTACTTAAAACCTATACAGCAGAACAGACAAATGCTGAAACCGTTGGAACCAAGAAGATTATCAAAGCAGGTTCTGTATATCCGACAAACGCAACTGGTGCTAAAGGTATTGTGTTTGAAGATGTTGATATGACGGACGATACAAAACGACCGATTTCCGTAATTGTTGCAGGACGCGTTCTTGAAAAAAGACTTCCGGTAACAGTAGAAACCACTGCAAAAACAGAGCTTGAAAAAGCAGGCATCGTTTTTGTGACTACTACAGACCCAGAATTTTAAGGAGGTATAGCAGATGCCATTTAATATTTTAGAATCAATCACACAGGAAGAAAGACTTAACTTTTCTCAGAATTTCAGTGTTAAAAGGCCAGGTATCCTTGACACTATTTTCCCTGATGTCAAAACACAGTTCCTGAAAGCTGAATACTACAGACTTATGGCTGGACAGAGACTTCCAGAGGTAGCATTCGTTCATGCACTTGATACTGAAGCAGAAATCGGAACAAGACCGGGCTTCGAAAAAGTCCTGACTGAAAAGCTCTTTATTAAGAGAAAAATCAATCAGTCTGAGAGATTACAACAGGCAATCGAAAACGGTGTGCCGGATGACGATAACTTAAAGAAATTTGTATTTGATGATGCAGCCAACCTGTTTGAAGGTGTTGTTGCTAGAGCAAATGTCATGAAAGGCCAATTTCTTAGCACAGGTGTTGTAAAAATTAAAGAAAACAATGTGGATATGAGCATTGATTATGGTGTTCCGTCCGATGCAAAAGTAGAAATGACAGACTGGTCTAAACCAGATGCAGATATCATGGGTGATATCCAGAAGATGGTCGCTATTGCAGAAGATAATGGATTTGTGGTAAACAAAGCCCTGACATCACTTAAAATGATTAATTACATGAGAAATAACACTGCAATGCAGACCGCAGTCTTAGGAGCAGCTAACAAACGTCTTCTGACCAAACAGGAACTCGCTAATCTGCTTATGCAGGAATACGGAATCACAATTGATCGTTGCGACGAGAAATTCAGATTCAGAAAAGCGGATGGTTCTCTCAAAACAGGAAGATACTTCAAAGAAGATGTATTCACACTGTATGAAGCAGAGCCGAACGGTTCATTTGGTACTGGACTCTGGGGCGTAACACGAGAGGAACTTGAATACAGACAGTTTATTCAGAAAGAGAATCGTTCTTTCGTAACACTGTCCATGTGGGCTACACAAGACCCAGTTGCAGTTTGGACTAAAGCGTCAGGCATGTTTGTTCCGGTAGCGGCAAAAGCTAATGGTGGTATCGTAATCGGCACCAAAGCGGGGGAATAAACGGGCATAGTCTTGATGAGAACAGCCAGTCACCATCTGTAGCAAGTAAACACAAGTATACAGAAAGCGAGCTGTCAAGCATGACAGTGGTTCAGCTGAAACAGCTTGCAAGTGACAATGGCTATGCCCTGACATCGACAAATAAGGCTGGTATTATCTCTGAAATTTTATCTCAGCAAGGGTAGGTGATCTTAAATGGACGAACGGCTTGTAAATGATCTGAAAGAATATCTATCCGATGATGTGGAAACTGACGGCATGATTTCTTTGTCTGTAAAACGTGCAATTCGTTCGTTTAAAAAGAAGCGTAACTATCCGTCTGGATATACAGATGAAAAAATCAATACCGATATGGAATATTGTTATGATTGCATATTTGATTTGGCTCTCTATTTCCTTGTGAAACAGGGGGCCGAGTTCCAAGAATCGCACTCTGAAAATTCAGTAAGTCGAAAATGGGAATCCGAAACGGAAATATATATCAATCATGGCGTTTTTCCGTTTGCAGGAAGTTTGATTTAATAAGATGGTTGGGTCACGTGGCACAGTATTTTTGTCCTCCCGGAGTGCCGCTGGGTTGCTTATATTCAGTAGGGAAAAGCAAATGTTAAGGGAGTGAAGAAAGGAACTGGCGATGGGATGTGAACACGAATGTTTTAATGAACACCGCATAGCAGAATTAGAAGATAATCTTCGGAAGATGCAAGAAAGACAATCCGACCGCCATAAAGAGTTTTATGAGCGTATCGGGGAACTGGAAAGAAAAACGGCATTAAGTGAAAACGACTTGAATCATATCAAGTCAACTGTAGATGAGATGAATAACAATATAAAAACTCTCATGGCAGTTCCAGGAAAGCGCTATGATACAATTATTGTATGTGTTATTACGGCAATTGTCGGCGCGATTATCGGATTTATGTTAAACGGCATTCTTCCAGTTTGATTCCACTTGTAAGGGAGGACGGTGGAAATATGAATTATACAGACTTTTCAGAAGATGAAAGAAAATTTTACTTAAAAGAAGCAGGATTCGATTCCAGAGAAGAAAAACTGTTTCGTTTACGGGTTTATGGCGAGAAAACACTATGGGAAGCAGCTGAACTTATGGGGTATAGTCCAAGAACCATAGACCGGATTAACAAAAGAATAAAGAAGAAAATTTCCAAAGTTGCCCCGATGTACTGTCGGGGCTTTTCTTTGCATTATGGCGAAAACGTGGCGAAATAGTGACGTTCAAAAACAGAGTTCCTTCCTATATAATATAATCATAGGAGAAAACACAATGATTATGTTAAGAAACCCTTACGAGGGTATATGGGAAAAGCATCGTTCCATAGATGATATGGACATGATTCTTGAATCCCAGACAGGAGGAACAGATTATGGCAGGTTATCCGTATTATCCACAACAGCCAATGATAAACAATCCATACGGGCAAATCCAACCGTATCAGGACAGGCTTGCACAGCTGCAAAATAATTACCAGCAAGCAATGCCGTATGGTCAGATACAAATGCAACAGTTACAGCCCGTCCCACAGTCCCCTATGTTACAAGGCCAGATGGTGGATGGGATTGATACTGTAAAGGCTAAAGATGTGGATATGTCCGGCAATCCTGTTTACTATCCAAAAACAGACGGAACTGAAATTTACAGAAAACAGCTTCAATCCGATGGAAGGAGCAGGATTTTTGTCTACCGACTCGTAAATCCAGATGAACAGCAATCTAAGCAAGATGAAAAGCAGATTGACATTGAAGCAATGTTTAATCAACTTCGGAATGATGTTTGTTCGGAGATTTCTGAAATAAAGAATATGTTTCCGACACAGATGTCGGGGACATCGGAACCTAAGCAGAATGGAGGTAGGCAGAGATGAATTTCAACCCAAACGCCATGATGAAAAAGCAACTTGAAAGAATGATTTCTCAGAGGTTCGGAAGTGTTGACAACATGATGAACGATATGAGTAAATTTGCAGGAAATAATCCAACATTGAAGAATGCGTTGGATTTATACAAAAAAGGTGATACAGACCAGTTACATCAAATACAGCAAAATGTATTCAACGAAAAACATTTATCTCCAGATGGAATTATACAAAAATTCCTTGGATTATAACACTTCCCCACAATTGGGTGATTAAAAATCGCTACAATTCGGGACGACAGCCGCGGATGTCTCCTATTGTAAATAAAATTTAAGGAGACTAAAAACATGATGAATGGTTCAAATTACAGCCTTAGCGACATTGCTGCTGCTACAGGCTCTAATAGTCGCGCAAATGATATGTGGGGCGGTGATGGCTTTTCACTTATCTGGCTCGTCCTGATCTTCGCAATCTTCGGCTGGGGAGGTTTTGGCGGCTGGGGCGGCGGCTTTGGCGGTAACGGTGGAAACGGTGCGAACGGTGCCGGCTTCCAAGGATGGGCTACCCGTTCAGATATTAATGAGGAATTCGCCCTTAATGATATTCAGAATGGTATCAGAGGTATTCAGCAGGGTATCTGTGACAGCACATATTCTCTTAACAATACCATGCAGAGTGGCTTTAATGGCATGAACGTTGGAATGCTTCAGGGCTTCAATGGCGTTCAGCAGGCTATCAATGCTGATACTGTAGCCGGTATGCAGAATACCAACGCATTACAGTCTCAGTTAGCAAACTGTTGCTGTGAAACAAGAGAAGCTATACAGGGTATTAACTACAACCTTGCTACCAACACTTGTGCTCTCCAGAACACAATGAACAACAACACCAGAGACCTTCTGGAAAACCAGAACAGTAATACAAGAGCAATCCTTGATTTCCTGACTCAGGATAAGATTGCAACATTACAGGCAGAAAATACTGATCTGAAACGTGCTGCATCTCAGGATCGTCAGTCCGCATTGCTTACAACTGCTATGGCTTCACAGACTCAGCAGTTAATCAACGCAATTAATCCAGCAGCCATCCCGGCATATGTTGTTCCAAATCCGAATACCTATTATGGCGGATGCGGATGTAACAGTGGATGTTGCTAAGTAACTCACCCTTAGAGGTTGACTAATTCTAAGAGGTGGGTTGCGGCTCACCTCTTATTTGATTGAGAGGTATAAAATATGAGTTGTAAGAATGTTTGTAAACTTTGCAGTCATCTTGTAATCAGTCAAGCTGTTGCGTTTACAGGGGGCAATCTTGTAATCACACTTCCAGCAGGCAGTTACAACAACGGAGAGAAGTATTGCATTGTGATCGCACAAAGTATACCAGAAGCCACTACAATTACTGCTCCGGTAATGATTCAGATAGGAACAGGAACAACTTTGTATCCGCTAGAGAATCGTTGCTGCGCACAGGTTACGGCTTGTGGAATAAGAACCAGAACGAAGTATGCAACCAGAGTAGCTACAAGTGCAACCGGCGGAGTATTCAAGATGTTAGGAAATCCGGCTTGTAGTCCAAGTAACAATTTAACAGCAATTAATGGTACAGCCCCAACGACAGATGCACCTGTTACACAGGCTGTTAGAAAGGGGGAACTGTAATGCATAAAGTTGCAATGGAAATGGGCAAATGGGCTATGGAGAAAGCTAAAGCACATGGCTTTGATAACCTCAGTGCCCAAGACTGGGACGATCTGAAAGATTGCATGGAAGCCGTAAAGTGTGCGATTTGCGCAGATAAAGATTACAGAATCGTAGAAGCTATGGACGAATGCGAACAGGAAGAGAAGTATCTTGGACGCATGGGATATGACAGGTATCGCTATTCTAATGGCAGATTTGCCCCGAAAGGCAGAGGAAGTCGCATGGGATATATGCCATATCTTCATATGCAGGATGATGACTGGATAAGCGAATATCCGAACAATCCAGAGTTTGACCAGAACTTGTACCGCATGGGTTATCATCCAGACCGTAGTGATATGAGAATGGATGGAATGAACCATAAGCAGTCCAGATATGGCGAAACCTACGACAGATACAGTGAGAATCGCAGACATTACCATGATTCCAAAGACGCTGAATCCAAGAGAAAAATGGATGATTCCATGAAAGAGTATACAGAAGATATCATCCGCAATATGAAAGAAATGTGGGATGATGCAGACGCATCAATCAGACAGCAGATGAAGACTGACTTAACACGTTTCATACAGCAGATGAATTGAATATGAAATGAATTTTGCCCTTGTTACAGGAATGTAGCAGGGGCTTTTAATTGGAAATGGGGTATAAACATGATTCCTAATTTAAGAAAGTTATTTTGCAAACATAAGAACAGCGAAGTGATCTGCTGGCACTGGACACACGGACCGAATGGCAATGATATAAGATTTTTGGAAATCCAAAGAAAATGTATGGAATGTGGAAAATATTTCTTTACGCATATAAAAGATTGGGATGAGTGCGATGAATTTATTAAGAAGTATCCCGACAAAGAATGGTCAGATAAATGTAAGCCCGTTTTATACTTTAAAGGATGGTGATAAACCATGCTAAAACAATTCTATATGAACGGGGACTTATGGAGAGTTCACTTTGTTTCGCCTCATGATAGTGTTTTAATTGACCGTACAGGGCAGAGGACACTTGCGGTATCAGATTATTCTACAATGACAATTTCGATTGCGAATAATCTGTACGGGGAACTTCTGAACCGTGTGTTTATCCATGAATTAGGGCATTGCGTAATGTTCAGTTATGGTTTATTACCAGAACTTCATCGTATGGTCAAGAAACAATACTGGGTCGAAGCAGAGGAATTTGTATGCAATATTCTGGCAGACTATGGACAGTTTGTTATTGGCACAGCCAGAGATATTTTAGGAAACCAGTTCACATATGTGGCTCCTATTGGGGCAGAAAGGATGATTGCATAGATGGCAAAAGCAGAAAACACAGTTATATTTGATGGAATCAAGTACAATCCCGGTGATGAATTGCCGGATTTAGGCAGTTGGGTATGTACAGATGCAAGAGGTATGGTTCGTGATTACGAGGGACTTTCAAAAGATGTATCAAAGCTCCCACATTATGTAGAGAGTGGTTCTTCGGCGTTGTGTCTTGATACATCTGAATTATACGAATATCACAAACCTACCGATACATGGTACAAACTGTAAAGGAGAAGCGCATATGGCATTAACAGCAAAGAAAGTATATGCAATATTAAAACGCCAGATTTCCGATATGGAAGCAAAATTAAATAGCCCTGTAAGATACAGAGGTACAGTTGCGACTGCTGATTTGCTTCCATTAAATCCAGACATTGGCGATATGTACAATATCGAGTCTAAGTCGGTCTACGGCGAAGCAGGAATGAATGTGGCATGGAACGGCGTAGTTTGGGACACTATGGGCGCTCCAATTGATATGTCACTGTATCTCACAAAAGAAGAAGCAGAGACGGTAATACAAAGATTAGTTACGGAATATTTTGAAAAGAATCCAGTCAAGCCTGGAGCCACGACAGAACAGGCACAGCAGATCGAGCAGAACAAGACAGACATTGCTTCACTGAAAACGGAAACTGGTTCACTAAAGGAAGATATATCCACCAAAATCACAAAATTCTACGCAAGTTCACAAGGCGAAACTCATCTTGCTGATTCTGACAATGGCAAAATTATGGATATGATGCTGTATGGCAAGTCTGAGCAGAAACAGTATTCGGGGAAGAATTTGCTGAATGTTACTTTGCAGACTACCACAATGAATGGTGTTACTTTTACTACTGTTTTTAAAAATAAAATGTTACAGTATATTAATATTGATGGAACTGCTACTAATTTGGCTTATGTTTTAGTAGATATCAATTTAAAAGCGAATACAAAATATATCTTGAGTGGATGGTATGAGGGTGCGAACAATACATTTAGTGGCGCATTAAGAAATATTAATCTCACATCACAATATGCTGCTTGTCTGAATACACCAACTGTATTTACTGTGCCTGATGATGGAACCTATAGATTAATGATTCGAGTTGAGAATAATGCAACAATAAGTGATAAAAAAATTTATCCTATGATTAGACTTGCTTCTGTAGATGACGATGCCTACGAACCCTACGTTGGCGGTCAGCCGTCACCCTCTCCTGATTATCCGCAGGAGATTAAAAGCGTGGTGAATCCAACGGTGAAGGTGTGCGGGAAGAATTTATTGAAAGGAAAATCAGAAATTAAAAACAAAAACGTTACGTTTGATGTTGATAAAGTTATTGTTGACGGTGAAATTTCTTCTTTGTATGGAGATGTATTTGGAAGAGTGTTCTTAAAAGCTGGTACATATACGGTTAGCACAACATTTAATTCAATTCAACGAATCGAATTAAGATATGGATCACAATCCGCTTGGGTTATTGATGGTAAGGCAAGTACTATAACTTTATCGGAGGATATCGATGTCGAAGTTACAGTAATTATAAAAATCGGAATATATAGTAATGTGACTGATTATATCCAGATCGAGAAAGGTTCCACTGCAACCGCCTATGAACCCTACCACGAACAGACCGTCACCCTCCCATACACACTCAATGCAATCCCTGTAAACTCAGGCGGTAACGTCACAATCGACGGACAGCAGTATGTAAGTGACTATGTGGATGTGGAACGTGGAAAATTGGTGAGGATGGTTGACGATGTAGAAGCGAAAAACTATATATGGAAATTATATTCTAATGCAAATAATATGGTTAGACGGTTCGGAATGAATGATGTAAATAGATTCAATATGCCAGATAATATTAATGTAATATCTCCATATTTTAAACAAATTGCATATACTGGTAAACATGATTTGTCAGTTTGGTTTCAATCATATTATCTCGTGGTGACCGACACAAATGCGAAATGGGAAAATTCCGAAGCATTAATTCAATGGTTTTCAGAAAATAATGTGCATTTTTATCTGCCTTTAAAAACTCCAACAGAAACCGACCTCCCCAAGGAAGAAATTACCGCATTTAAAGCACTTGCAACATATTATCCAGTCACAAATATATTTATCAATTCCGAACAGCTTGACGGATATACAGTATTCAACTATCCGGTTTCAATGGAGAACGGTTGGAACTATGTAAAACAGCAGATAGGCGATACGAGAGATTATATCTATGACATGGACGCACGTGCTCAGGATACTGATTTGCAGGCGGCAGAAGCCTACGTTAACAGCGAATACGCAGTAGCACTTACAGAATTGGAGGTATGATTATGTTATATAAGACACTTTTAAAGCTTAAAGAGAGAAACGGATTAACGGATGATTTAAAGAATAAGATCGATATTTTCTTTGCGACTGGCAGGATTACAGAGGAACAGTACAATGAGCTGATGGATATTAATAAGGAAGAAGAACCGAAAGCGGAAAACTAATTAACTAAAGAGGGCTTTAGTTAAGCAATTCGCAAAATTACAAAAGAAAAGATAGAAAATCTCTCAATTCTTACAAATGAAGAAAAAGATTATATTTTGAATTGATAAGTGAAAGGAGAACTATTATGGCAGTTGCACAAAATACAGTAATCATTGATGATGTAGAATACAAGCCAGGCGAACAGCTTCCGGAACTTGGCAGCATTCACCGAGTTTTCAAAGATGGTGGTAAACGTCATTATGAAGGACTTGCGAAAGACTCAGACAAGCTTCCTCTGTACGTTGCTAACAATTCGTCATGTTTTATGACCGATACTGGAGAGTATTACAAATTTGATGAGAGTAAGAAATTGTGGTATAAGCCTGATAAGATCGAACAAAGCAAAGTAACACCGATTGAAGTATATGGTGTTCTTAATGGAAAAATCAAACAGGTCTCAGAGGACGTAGAGGGAATTGCAACACCACTTTTATACAAAGGTTCCGTATCAGACATTTCACAACTTCCGTTATCTCCTAAGATTGGATGGATGTATAACATATCTGAAAAATCTATTTATGGAGAGGCAGGTATGAATGTCGCATGGACAGGAGAAATATGGGACACTCTTGGACCGGCTATTGATATGGCACCATACTTGAGAGAGGATTCCGAGATCATAACATCCTTGAAAACCAAAACGGAAAATCTGGAATCTGCGAATTACACCGACAGAGGTACATTAGCTGATACTGACGCATTTCTGATCAATGACGGTACAGGAATGAAAAAGAGTGTGCTGAGCAAGCTGTCAGACTTTGTCCTTAATAAAATCGCCGATAAAGTGTTTGCAAAGCTTCAAACGAACGACAAAACAATTCTGGGAGCGATTAATGAATTAAATAGTAATACCTTTTCAACAAGAGACCATATTATAAAATCAA